GTCGGCCGGGCTGCCAAAAACCTCGATGCTGTCGTAGCTGTCGTCGCTCGTGGCCGCGCCCCAGTTCACCTTGCTCGTGTACTCGTGCGGGCGGCCTAGCAGCTCGTTCGTGTCGGTGGCCGCCGTGTAGCTAAACACGTGCCCAAGGTGCATCCGCGCGGCTATCGCCTCGGCGGTCAGCGCGGGCGCGGTCGCGGCGGGCGGTGCCGCGTGGCTACCGCCGGTCGCGGGCGCGGCGGTGGAGCCGCACGCGCTCAGTGTCACCGCCGCCAGCGCGGCGGCGGTCGCGGCGGCCAGCAGGCCGCCGATCCGGGTGGTGGTGGTCATGCTCGGGTCTCCGTTCGGGTGGGGCGTTGGCCCCGGCCGCGCGCGCCCCACGCAGCTCGCGGCCGGGGTTGGCCGGGCAATTTGCCCGGCTCACAGACAATAACCCCAAACGCGCCGCAGTAATGCCCTAAACCGAATGTGGGCTTGCCCACATTTAGGTCAGGCCACATATTTAACCGCCGCGCGAGCCGGGGTAGGCTAACGGGCATTTAACCGCCCAACCGCCACCACCAAAACAGAACAGGATGGCCCGCGAATGCCGCCGCGCAAAAAAGACCCGACGCCGTACTTCGTGCTGACCTTCAAAGGCGCCCAGCCGACCCCGACCAGGCTGCCCTACGCCGACCCGATCGTAGCCCTGACAATGGCCATCGAGTACCTCAAAGCCGGCCACCAGGTACGCCTCAGCGACGGGTGCGTGACGTGGTTCAAGCACCAGCCCGAGCTTGACCCCGAGATGCGCGAGGCCGCGCTGGCGAACGGCCAGGCCGCCGCGTTCACCGGCCCGCCGCCCGCGAAGTTCGAGCAGCCATGACCACGTCGAACAGCGACGCCGACGCCGCGCCACTGCGCCATCTCCCGAGCCTGCCGCCCGAGCTGCTGACCTGGTACCGGGTCAAAGCCGCCGTGCGCGGCGAAACGCCCCACGCCCTGATGCTCGCCGCGCTGCAGAAGTTCGCCGACGAGTACGACCGCCCGGCGCCGGGCGTCACCGCCATGACCGAAGCCGACGCGCTCAAACAGCTCGCCCACCATTGGGGCGAGGCGTACGCGATCACACACCCGGCGCCCGGCCGCTGGCTCGCCCAGCGCCGCGACGGCCAGGAATGGATCACCGCGCCCGACCCCGACGTGCTGTGGGCGCGCATCGCCGCCGACTACGCGCGCCAGCCCGTGCCCCGACCGCGATAAGGCTCCCGCACCGTGGGGCAGTGCGGGAGCCCGGTCGTCCGTGGTGACCGATGTCAGCATACGCCCCGCCGCCGACATTCACCGGAGGCACCGATGCCCGTACCCGCCCGGCTCGCCGCGCTCGTGGCCGCGCTCGCCCTCGCCGTGATCGCGGCCGGCATCTGGCTCGCGGTCCGCGCGACGGGTGAACGGCACGCCCAGCCCTGCCCGCCACCGCCGCCCGGTTACGCAGCGTGCGACCCGACCCCATCCGACACCGGATTCCAGACCGGCGACATGGGCGCCGCGGAGCCTCATAGGAGCCACGCAGAGCGCTCCGACCCCCTCCTAGCCGTAGTTACCCTCCCGAATCCTGCCGAGCATTTCCGCAGATCAGCGGCCTAATTGGAACTGCGCTCTCGAACGCCGCGCGCCGCCTGAGCATCATGTTCTAGTGACGCGCCGTGACCGTGACTACGATGGCCACGACGGCTAGGAGGCCGCATGGACAGCGACGAAGGTGAGCGGCGCGGATTCCGGCTGCCCGAGCCCACCCGCGAAGTCCCCGAAGACGAGCGGGTGGAGCCCTGGAGCTGGCGCGACAAGTTCCCGCCGAGGCACATCCGGCAGCGACTACGGCTCTACCGCGAGTTTGTGGAGAGGCTAGGCGACCGTGGCGATCAATGAGCTGGTGATCCTGTCGCCGCACTACTCGACCTCGCGCAGCGGTTACAACAAGGCCGTCTTCCACACCACTCAGGGCGCCGAGCGTATCCGCGACCTCGGCGCGTGGTTCCAGAACCCGGCCGCCAAGTGCTCCTCGCACCACGGCGCCGACGCCTACGAGCGCGGCCTGTTCGGCGCCTACGTCTATGAGAATCACGCGGCCTGGACACAGGGCAACGCGAACGGCTATTGCCTCTCGATCGAGCTGTGCGGCTATGCCGAATGGTCGCGGAGCAAGTGGCTCAATGAGAAGCCCGTCCTCGTGGACAACGCCGCCGAATGGCTGGCCTACGTGGTCGCGAAGTACAGCCTCCCGTGGACGCTGCTGAGCGACTCCCAGGCGCAGAACGCGAGCGCGCGCGGGATCTGCCAGCACGTCAACCTCGGCTCGTGGGGCAGCGGCCACTGGGACTGCGGCGACGGCTTCCCGATCGACGTGGTCCTCGACAAAGCGAAGCATTGGGGCGGCGGCAGCAGCCCGACACCGCCCACACCGACCGGGAGCAGCGTTATGACCGCAGCATCGGCGTACGACAATGACGGCCGGCTCCACCACGCCGCCATCGACCAGCACGGCGACGTTTGCTACAAGGGGCCTGACGGGAACTGGTACCCGATCAGCCGCGAGGAGTGGCACAAGGCCCAGAGCGGCGTCGGCATGGTGATCAACCCGGCCACCAACGAGATCACGATCACCTGGACCCAGCGGGACGGTGACGCGGTCCATACCTGGCAGAAGATCGCGGGCGCGGGCGGGCCGTGGGCGATCACCCGCATCGGCGCCAGCTACCAGTGAGACCGCAGCTCTACGCGATCCTCCTCGGCTGCGTGGCGATCGTGCTCGGCGGCGTCGTGCTCGTGGTCAACCGCGAGCGGGATGTCGAGCTGCTCGCGGGCGGCGTCATCGCCGCCGGCGTGGCGGTCGTCGCGGCGTGCCTGCCGCGCGGGTAGCCGGAACGCTAGCTCGAGGAGCGGTCGCGGATCACACGAGCGGGACTGTCCTGTCCACGATCGCCTGCGTCGCCGTGCCCGTGTTGGCGTTGCTGACCGCGTACAGGATGCCATCGGTGCGGTAGTCCACCGCGAACCGGGCGATCGGGTTGTTCCCGTCAGCAACCGTCTTGATCGAGGTCGGCCGGTACTGCGCGGGCAGCGGGCTGCCGCTGTTGATCGCTACCGTCGAAGTCGAGACGGCGTGCTGCGCGGCCCCGGTGAACTGGACCTGCCCGTCCGGGGTGAAGCGGTACTTCAGCGCCGAGTACCCCGACACTGCGCTCCACCCGCCGTCACCGACGACATTGTGGAAGCCCTCCAGGTTCCCGGTCACCGGGTTGTTCCCCATCAGCCCTTGCGTGGGGTGGACGAAGATGGGCAGGTTGGCCCCAGCCACATACGGCCCTGGCGCGATCCGCAGCAGCGGGTCAGGCCCGCCGTATATCTGCCACGGCGAGGTCGGCCCGACCGTGATCCCGTTAGTGAAGGTCCCGTAGCTGGCGGCGGCCGGCGTCAGGGTGAACGCGCTCGCCAGGTTCGCATTGGCGGGCACGGTGATCGTGGCGAGCTGGATGCCGATCCGCCCGGCGGTCGCGGACTGCGGCATCACCGACAGGGTGAACTGGCCTGTGGTCGAGGACACGTCGGCCCACAGCGCGTCGGTCCGCGGAGCGCCCGCGTCGCCTGCGTTGCCTGCCACGGTGATCGAGCTGGCCGAGCCGAGCACGCCGAGCGTCCCGTCACCCGCGCCCGCCACCGCGAGCCACCCGGCGGCCACCACGATATTCAGCCCCGCGCCCGCGCTCAGCGCGACCGGCGTCACGACCCCGGCCGCGTGCCCCGCCGCCAGCGCCGTGATCACCCGCCGGTCATCGACGGCCTGGTACTGACCGGACTGGCCGTATTCGAATTGCCCAGTGGTCATGGCGTCCTCACAGGTTGGTCGGGCTGGTGGTCAGCGGCTTGCGGAACATGGCCTGCTGCTGCGCGGTCAGCGCGCGGATCGCCGACGTGATCGTGGCGCGCGCCTTGGGCGTCGGGATCGTCACCGCAACGGTCCACTTCGCCGTCCCGGCCGCCGCGTCCACGTCGAGCTGCTGGAGCCGCCCGGTGACCGTGTACCCGGCGGGCAGCAGCGGCGAGGTCAGGTTGACCGTCACGTCGTCGCCCACGCCGTAGGTGCCCAGCGGCGGCGCGGAGACCGTCGTCGTGGCGGTCAGCACGAGGGTCGGCTGCGCGTGCTGCTGCGCGCTCGTGTTCGCGTAGTCAGTCAGCGTCGATGTGACGACCACGCCTGACCAGTTGTCGACCGCGTCGAGCCGGGGGAGATCCGACTGCGGCACGTCCTTGACCATCACGGGCTTGACCGCCGTGGTGGGCGAGTTATCGGGCAGGTCGCCCACCGCGAACGTGTGGGTCCGCATCGCGTCGGCGTCCCATTGCGCCTGGTAGTCCACGCCCGCGCCCGGCACCTGGACCCCGAGCCCGGTCTGCGTCGAGCCGACGCGCGGGTAGGCGACCCGCAGCGTGCAGGTCGGCCGCCCCGCCGACACCGCGTACTCGCTGCGGAACTCGGGGCCGCTGATCACGCCGGCCAGCTCTTGGAGCATCGCCATCCGGTCGGACTGGAGGTAGGTGTACGTGCGGTCGCGGAGGAACCCCGCCCCGGCCTGCGTGACCAGCGTCACGCCCACCGCGGATACCGGCGCGGCGAGATCCGCCGCGATGGCGGTCTGCTCGACCTGCGTATAGACGTGGCCGCCGACCACGTCGTACTGCCGCCGCGCGAGGTAGCCCGGCAGCTCGGTCAGCGTGAACGGCACGCCGAGCGTGCCGGTGTCGGTGACGCCGGTCGGGCAGCCGCCCCAGACCGGGAGGCCGTTGTAGTACGCCCAGACCCGCCACGCCCACAGCCGCAGCACCCGCGACGGGTCGATCGCGCTCTGGAAGGCGTCGAACGGCAGCGTGACCGAGCCCTGCCCGGCGCCGTTGAGCACCTGCGAGTACGTGAACGCCACCGGGCGCAGCGGCCCGAGCTGCACCGCGCCGACCGTCGTGTCAGCCAGCCAGGTCCACGCCCTGTCGCGCGGGAGCTGCGCCGCCGCCTGCTGGCCGAGCTCCATCACGTCCATGCGCCCTGCCAGGCGAGTTGCACGTTCCCGCCGCCGGTCCCGAGCAGCGTCCACGTGGCGCCGCCCGGCGGGACCGACATCGGCGCGGAACCGGGCAGGATGTAGGACTGCCGCGACGCGCCGCCGGGCGCGTACGCGACCAGCCGGTCGGTCTGCACGTACACCTGCTCGCCGGCCGCGAGCGCCGCCAGGAAGATGCTGTTCGTGCCGTCCGTGAGCCGGTTCCCGGCCGCCAGGTCGCCGGTGTAGAGCGCGGTGACCGGCGCGGCGGCGTTCCCCCCGTTCGCCAGCACCGCCGAGTTCGGCGCGCTCGCGCCGTAGCTGCGCGGGTAGACGCGGCTGTAGGTCCAGCCCGAGCCGCCCGCCGCGTTCGACAGCTTGACCGACTGCACCGCCGCGTCGTACAGCCGGGGATCGGCCGCCATCAGCGTCACCTGCCACCGGAAGGCCGTCTGCGACAGGAACGTCCACTTGAACGCATCGCTGTCGGCGCGCACCGTCGCGGTCAGGGTCCGCCCCGCGAGGTCCCCGACCTGGAGCACGGCGGGCTGCCTGGCTGCGGCCTTCCCGGCGAGCTTGTCGCGGAACGGCGGCAGGTCGGCCGGGTCGTCCGCCGTGATCACCGCGCCCTGGATGATGACCTGCCGCGCCTGGAGCAGCTTCGGCCCGTACGCCGACCCGTCGCTCAGCGCCCGGTCGATGTCGTTCCCGTTCAGCGGCGGCGAGTCCTTCCAGCCCGCGATGTCCTCCACTACCAGGATCAGGCCGGTCGCCGGATCGGGGCCGCCCGTGTTGAGCGCCAGCCCGTCCCAGATCACCGGCAGCAGCGTCGTCATGCCTGCCCCCCTGCCGCCGCCCAGTGCAGCTCGGCGTTCACCGCTGCGGCGATGGCGGTCTCGCTCTGCCCCTGGCGCGGGTAGATGTTGATCACGGTCGCGCCGCCGCCGCTGATCCGCGCGGCCGGCCCGGTCAGCGGCGAGACGTACTCGGGGCCGTGCTCGGCGAACGAGTACCGCGACCCGGAGCGCAGCCCGATCCCGACGACCGGCTCACTGACGACGCCGCCGCCCGCGTACCCGTGACCGTGCCCGAGCACCGCCGCGAGGCTCGCGCCGTAGCGCGCCACGGCATATGCGACAGAAGCATAGATATTGGCCAAAGGGTCAAATATGCCCCGTCCCCGGAAAGGCCCGGCAAATGCGTCAAAAGTAGGCTGAATTACCTGCATCAGCCCTTTACTGGGCGTTCCGGCCTTAGCGTTCGAATCCCACATATTTACGGCAAATTGGTTCCCGCCGCTTTCTGTGTTCATTTGCGTCATGAAGGTGCCGAACAGGCTGTCCAGCCCGAACATCCCGAGCACCGTGTGCATCAGCCCGGCCCACTTGCCGGTCCCGCCGCCGCCGCCGCCGCCGAACAGCTTCTTGAAGAAGCCGCCGACGGCGCCGCCGACTGAGCCGATCGCGGACAGCGCCTTCTTCGGGAGCGCCGCGAGCGAGACGAATCCCTTCGACACGATCGCGCCGAGCGCGGCGGGCACGCCGCCGAATACGGTCTTGGCGATGGCGAGGCCGTTCCCGGCCAGGCCGCGCATCAGCCCTTGCACGAGGTTCCCGCCGATGCCCTCCATGACGGTGCTCGGCGAGCGGATGCCAAAGAAGTGCTTGACCGCGCCGACAATCGGGTCCACCACCGCCGACTTGACCCACCCGCCGATACCGCGGATCGCGGCCATCATGCCGCCCTTGAGACCGTTGATGATCGACCCGCCCGCGCTGGTGGCGATGCTGACCGCCGTCCGCCACACCGCCCCCCACGCCCCCGTGATGGTCCGCCCGACCGCGCCGACGGCGTTGGCGATGCCCGCCTTGATCGTGTTCCAGTGGCGCAGGATCAGCACCACGGCCAGGCCGACAGGCCCGGTCAGGATGCCGACGATCAGCGGCCAGTTCGCGCGCAGCCAGCGGAGCAGCCAGGTGAACACGCCGGGGATCTGCACGGTGAAGAAGCGGGTGAACGGGCCGGCAAACCAGTTGACCACCGCCATCACGGCGAACTTGACCCCGTTGAATGCGGCCTCGACTATGACCCGGAAGGTCCGGCTCCTGGTCCACAGCAGGTACAGCCCGACGCCCACCGCGATCAGGCCGGCGATGATCAGCGAGACCGGCCCCAGGCCCAGCTCCAGCGTCACCCCGAACAGCTTCGCGGCGAGGGTGGCGACCTCGAACGCCTTCGACAGCAGGTACAGGGTGGTGACGAACGACCCGACCGCGCCGACCAGCGGGACGACCCACGCCCGGTTGCGGGCCACCCAGCCGCCGAACGCCACCAGCGCGGGAATCCCGACGTTCATCAGCCACGTGGCGAGCGAGTTCAGCACGGGCAGCAGCGCGGTCCCGGCGCTCTCGGCCAGCTCCGTCATCGACGCCTTGAGCCGTTTCATCGGGGTCGCGTAGGCTGCCGCCGCGCCGCCGAACTCCTTGTTCAGCTCCGCGAGGATGAGCTTCTGAGCGCCGAGCAGGTTGCCGCTCTTAGCCATCGTCTTGATCTGCTCTTGCTGCTGGGCGGTGAAGGTGACGCCGACGCGCCGCAGCGCGCCCATTCCGGCGACCGGGTCGTTGAGCGCCTTGCCGAGCTGGATCGCCTGCTTGCGCATCGCCTCGCTGGTGACGTTCCCGCCGGTCATCGCGGCGGTCATGTCGAGCAGCGTCGAGTTCGCCTGGTCGAAGATGTTGTTGTCCTTGCCGGCCTCGTCGCGGACGTTGCGGAAGGTCAGCAGCATGTTCGTGCCCGACTTGATCGTCTCGTCATCGATGCCGGTCTTGCGCATGAGCTGGTCGGCCAGCTCCTTCACCTGGTCGGCGCTGACGTGCGCGGCGCCGCCGGTCGCGCGGATCGCCGCCTCGGTGGCCTTGTTGGTCTTCTCGGCCTCCTCCCCGGCGGTGATGATGGAGTCGAAGATCTTCTCCGCGCCGATGACGGCGATGGCCGTGCCCACGGTGGACAGGAAGTTCTTGCCCCACCCGGTCCCGGCCTTCTTGCCCGCCTTCTCGCCCGCTTCCTTGGATGCGCTCTGCACCTGGACCGTGAGCGCCTTCGTGTCGGCGTAGACCGGGATGGTGAGGCTGGCGTAGGCGTAGCTAGGCATCCGTGCCCCACTCCCCGGCGATCAGGCCGCGCGCCTTGAAATCGCCCTCGCCGTCGCCCGGCATGGCGGCATCGGTGGTCACCACCACGCCGGGCACGCCGGCCAGCGCGCGGATCGCGTCGGCCCACGACGAGGTCGGGCGCGGCGCGTCGGGCTGCGGCGGTCCGTCCTGCCGCGCAGCCGGGCGCGGCAGCGGCTTCGGCCGCGACCCCTTGGACCCGTACGCGCGCGCCGTGACCCACGTCAGGTCGGCCACGTGGTCGATCAGCAGCGCCAGCAGCTCGGCCTCGGTGGACCACTGCTCGCCTGGCCTGCGGGCGGCGGGCGGCAGCCGCTCCAGCAGCACCCAGACCCGGCGGGTGCTGACCGCCGGGTCGAGGGTGTCGATCCCGTAGGTCGCCAGCATCGCGGCCTCTACCTCCGGGTCGAAGCGCGCCGCGCAGGCCGTGAGGAGTTTGGGAGACCGCCCATCCCCGCGTCGTTCCCCACGGAGTCGATCAGCTGCCCGAGCTGCCCGAGTGTCATGCCCGACTCGCACAGCTCGTCGTACTTGTCCTTGCCGAGCAGCTCGGCCATCGCGGTGTTCAGGTCGCCCGAGCTGAGCGCCCGCACTGTCGTCATCGCCCAGTCGGTCTGCGGCGGGATCTCGTACTGCTCGCCGTGCCAGGTGAACGCGAACGGCTCTCCTGTCGCCTCAGCGCCCGCTGCCTTGACAGCGGCGTCGAGGTCGAAGGGCCTGTGGCCGTTCGCGGTCGGGGCGGTCACGCCGCCTTCCGGCTGCTGCCAGCGGCGGCCGGCTGGCCAGCCGTCAGCGCGCCCGTGTTCGGCCCGAGCAGCACGTGAGCCATGATCCCGGCGGTGTCCAGCGCGTTCAGCGTGACCTCTAGCGGCACCGCCTCGCCGCGCTTGATCTGCATGTCGCCGGCGTCGGCGAGGCTGCACCGTGGGAAGATGATCCGCAGGATGTGACTGGAGTCCGCCGCGTCGATGCCCACCGCGTAGAGATGCTGCGGCATGTCGCTCCGCACGTCCATGCTGACCGCCCCCCCCGTGATGGTGGGCACGTCCTGGTCGAAGTACAGCGCCAGGGTGAGGTCGTTGAGCTGCCACATGATGAACTTCATCGTCAGCAGCCGTTGAGTCACGACCGCCAGCAGCGGCACGATCGACTGCCACGGCACGATCTCGTTCGTGTTCGTGGAGCTGCCGATCGTGGGACCGTCGTTGCTGGCATAGCCGAGAACCGACCACGCCGACGGCCACGCCGCCGCCGTGTCGGTCGGCCCGGCGGTGCCGGCCGGCGCGATGTAGAGACCGGGACCGTTGTTGCTGCCGACCTGGACCTCAGTCGGGTCCAGATCGTAGACCGGGGTTGTCATGGACGGATCTCCTTCGGTAAGCCGCTCGCGGGAACCGGGTGCCCGGTCACCGCGTAGCGGGCGACATAACGCGGAGCGCCATCGGGATCAGGAGCCCACAGCGGCCCCTCCGTGACCTCCACACTGTTGACCACGCCGCCCGGCCAGCTTCCGGCCGGGAGCGCGCAGATCGCGCGCCGCGCCTGGTCCGCCCGCGCCGATGCGTCGGCGCGGCTCGAAGCGCGGCAGTCCACTTGCACATGGGCGGTGAAAAGCCAGCCCGGCGGGTCGCCCTCGGTCGCGCTGTAGGCCCACGTGACGGTCCCGCCGAGCGGCTGCACCGTCTGGTAGAGCAGCAGCTCGAAGTCCGGCCGCGGATAGTTCAGCGCCGGGTCCGCGCCCGCCGGCAGCGGCAGCGCCGCGCGCCCGGTCACCGCGCCCGCTCCTTGGCGAGCGCGCGGCCCATCATGGCGGCGGGTGCCTGGCGGCTCGTGCCGTACTCCACGAACCGCGCATAGGGCACGTCGTTGCTCACGTCGTAGTCGGCGGCGCGGTTCTTGCTGACCTGCCACGCCGCGCGCAGCGCGCCGGTCACGACCGGCGTCAGCGCGGCGGCCTCGTCGCGCAGCGCCTCGGCCTTCTCGCGGATGTTCAGGTCAGCCGCGAGCCTCGGCGCCTCCGGGTTGATGATGTGCAACCTCGCGCCGCTAGCCACTGTCGGCCTCGATCACGGTGTCGCGGGTCGCGGTCGCGGCCCAGCAGTCCAGCAGCCCGCCGGTCGGGTCGATCACCTGGCGGGTCTGCGACAGCGCCCAGCGGACGCCGCGCACGACGGCGGTCATGCCGTCGGCCAGCGGCGCGTCGGGCGGCAGGTACAGCGTCCCGCTCTCGACCCGCGCCGGGTTGAACGGCCCGTGCCCGCCGCCGGTCT